CTCTTGATTTAGGTGGCACATTTTCTCTTACTGTAAAAAGACATTTTCAAGGTGCTGGTTTTTATGTAGGAGATCAATTTGACAATAGAACAGCAAATATTGATACATGGACAGATTTTGATGGATCAATAGCTAATGATGCCAATGCTGTCTTAGCTGTACGGACAACAACTGATGATCCAAGCAGTTCTCCTACTTACGGCTCGTTCAATACTATGGCTAATGGAATATTTAAAGGTAGAGGATTTCAATTTAGAGCAACTTTAGAAACTGCTGATGTTGCTCAAAATATGAACCTACAGCAACTAGGATATACAGCAACTTTGCCTTCTAGAACAGAACAATCTGCTGTTATAGCATCTGGAGCAGGAGGTTCATATTTTGAG